GCCCTCGATATGGTCCTCGCACCATTCCCACGGCGGCCTGCGGTCGGGAGGTTGCCACGCCTCGCGCCAGATTTCCTTGAGCGCCTTCATGATTCGTGAAGGCAGCGCAGAACCTCGTCAATCGCCTTGCGGCACTCCGCCTGAATGCCTGTGGCGTCCAGACCTGATAGAACGGGCGGAAGCTCATTCTCGAATTTCGCCCGCAGCACGGAGGTCGCCTGGGCGACCAGTCCGATCCATTCCTCGCGGACCTTGGTGAGCGGGACATACTCGCCCTTCTTCACCGCGATGCGAAGCTCCCGCTCCTCGACTTCGGCCAACAGCTTGCGGGCCTTGAGCGCCTCCTCATTGCCGACCGGCGTCTTGCCCGCCTTGAGCCCGCGCAGCCGCACGAACTCGCGCCAGTCGGCCACCGGCCACAAACCGTTGGACAGCGGCTTGGGTGCGCCGTCCATCTTCTGCCAGGTCGAGAGGGTGCGGCGGGTGACGCCGAGCACGGCCGCCAGTTCCACGAGCGTCTTGGCGTAGGCGAGCGTTTCCACGCTGCCGGCCGCCCGGGACTCGATGCGGGCGCGTTCGGCGACGGTCAGGGGTTTGCCCGCCGCGACCTTCTTCACGATGTTCTGGAAGTCGGCGTCGAGGATCTTTCCCGCGACCTCGGGTGATAGGTCCTTCGGTTCCATGCACACGAAGGGCTGTCAATCATCCGTCACGCACCGTGCCTCCGGGATCATCCTTGCCCTATCAGCCACCATCGGCTTGACTTGCCTCACCGGTTCTATGGCCAAGGCAGTTGTAATCGCATCCCTGCAATTCCCCACGAAGAAGCTGGCGAAGGAGTTCTTTCGCGAGATTCGCGACCGCTATGCGGACGGGTGCAGGATAGGAGACGAGGATGACAGGTATCTGAGGGACATGGTTGCCATCCACCCCGAGGCCGAGACCAAGATTGGTTGCGGCATCTCGCATTTCACGGTCGAGACGGAGGTCCTGTTCGGCCGCACCAGGCACTTCATGATCCACCGCATCGACGGCTCCAGCACGGACGTGAGCTTCCTCAGCGCGATTGATGGTCGCAACGATCGACGCGACAGGCTTGAGGCGCTCCGCCGTGGGATCGAGAATCAGATCGTGCTTTTCAAGCAGTCGGCACTTTTCGCGGCAGGCCCGAAAATTTGCCCGCTCCGCGGCGTGCCGATCACCGAGGACGCCTATCACGTTGACCATACGCCGCCCCGGACTTTCGTTCGCCTGGTCGATGAGTGGCTGGCACAGGAATTTCTTCGGATCGAGGATGTCGAGATCACGCCGCCATCGGACAATCAGATCGTCACGGAAATGACCGACGACGATCAGAAGCGAAGCTGGCAGGACTACCATCGGGAGAACGCGAGCTTGAGGTTGCTGAGCCCGCTCGGAAACCTGTCGGACGCCAAGTTGTCCGGGAAATAACCGTCTGCGCAACCGGGCCGGGGCTCAGGGTTTCACCGCCACCCACCCGGCGAAGTTCAGGTGCCGCCAGAAGCAATCGACTGCGGCAAAGCCTTCCTCTCGCAGAAGTTCCTCGTTCCAGCGGGCGGTGACCGGTACCAGCACGCCTTCCAACGACAGCCGCTTGCGGTCGATCTCGCACTGCGAGTAGCCGTTCTGCTTCTTGATGGAGAGGAACAGGTCCACGAACGCCTCGTCCAGTTCAGCGGTGGCACCGAGCACCTTCTCGACCAGCACGAAGGCACCGCCGGGTGCCAGCGACTCGAAGACGCGGCGGATGATCCGCTGGCGGTATTCGATGGGGGTGAATTGCAGGGTGAGCACCGAGAGCACGACGCTGGAGGTCACGGACGGGAACTCGTGGCGCAGGTCGGCACGGGCGATGGTGACGCGGTTGCCGTGCGGGTGCTTCTCGAACTTCGAGCGCGCCGCCTCGATCATCGGCTCGCTGATCTCCAGGCCGATGTAGTCGTTCGCCTGACCGAAGTTGGATACGAAGGGCAGCAGGGCTTCGCCCCGGGAGCAACCCATGTCGATGATCGCGGTTCCGGGTTTCACGAAGCGGCCGGCCACCTCGAAGGTCACCATGCGCATCGCATTGTATTGAGGGATCGACCGCTGAAGCATGTCGTCGAAGACATCGGTCACCTGGCGGTCGAAGCACCAGCGCCCATCGGGCATCACATGGTCAACAGGGGTGTCACTCATGCCCCCGTCGCAGGTGTCAACGCGGGAGGCGTTTCACGATCCGCGTGCCCTCGGTCAGGCAGGTGCCTTCCTCCGTCACCCAGAAGCACGGGATGGAGAACCGGGCATACATCTCGCGGGTCCGCGGGTTGCTCTCGATGGCGATGTAGCGGGCATCCTCGCCGTGGATCGGGAACACGTCCTTCTTGAGCAGGTGCTCCTTGATCGCCGGGGGATTCCACCAACCGTTGGGGGCGAAGCACGCGTCCTGAGGTCGCCACCCGGTCTGCTCCTCGATGCGGTCGAGCGTCTTCATCATCCAGGTGACGGGGCGGGCGGTGATGAGCACGACGGTATGAGGCCGCACGAGTTCCACCAACCATTGCCGGTATTGCTCGTTGGCGAGTCGCTTTTCCATGCGCTCGGGCGTGGTGCCGCGTGCCGGATTGTTGGCCACCAGCGTGTAGTTGAGATCTAGCAGGATGATCATAGGGTAATCTGAAGACGTTGGCTGAAAGAGTCCATGGCGCATTTCACGAGATCCATGCGGGTGCCGTCCGGATAGGGCAGGTCGAACTCGAACTCGATGGCGGCGCGAAGTCTTGCAGGATCCACGGGCCGTGCCGACGCGCAGGCCGCGTTGATGTTGTTGGAGAACTCCTCGACCTTCACCGAGCGGAAGAACGTGCCGAACAGATCCTTGAACTCGGCGACCGTGTGATACTTCTGGACCTTGGGCTTGTCCTGAAAGTCGCCGATGCGGATGCCCGGTTCATAGTCGAGGCGGAACGCGATGTTGCCCGCGTTGGATTCGTTCATGAACGCCTTGCCGTTGACCTGCCGCCAGCCGGACTCCCCGGCGGATGACGCGCAGGCATAGACCTTGGTGAACGGCTTGCACAGGGCGGCGCACAGGCAGGCGATGTGTTCGCGGTCCTCGCGGAACGGCACGGAGTTCAGCACGCTGGCGATGAAGATGCTGGTCCACTCCTTGCCTGCAGCCACTTCGGATAGAAAGGCACGGGTCAGTTCCACGCTCTCGGCCTTGTTGATGCCCCCTGGTCCAAGCCGATATGGCTCGAACGGGGTGCAGTCGATTCCGGTCTGGCGCAGGAGGAAGGTTTCGGTCAGGTGGCCGGCCCCGAAGTCGAGGATGGTCGTGCCATGTTCCTTGGTCCACCGGGCACGATCCGCCGCCTTGGAAATGTCGAAATCCTTGCATGGCTTCGCGCCATGCGTGGCGAAGATGAAGCCGTTCCCAAGCTCGCGACGGACGCGGCGTGCGCGGCGGAACGAGTTGAAGCGCAACATGTCGGCATAGCGCGTGTGGATGTCGAAGTCCATCGACAGCAGATTCATCATGGCCCGGGCGAACTCCGCCTCCTCCTCGGTGACGAACACGACCGGGGCGAACGCGGCTCCCTTTTCGGCCAGCATTTCCAGACGGCCGATGCCATTGATTACGGTCAGGTCCTCGCGGCAGACGATGGGCATGAGGATGCCGTGACGGTGCAGCGTGCGGGCGAGGTTGCGGGCATACTGGATCCAGCGGCCCGCGTTCACCCGGCAGAGATCCTTCACGGCGACTTCCGCGGGCTTGAGGCAGCGCAGGAAGCCGTCGCCGCCGACCTCCTTGTCGGGGATGCGGGCGGCGAGCGCCTGGATGTCCAGCGCTCGAAGCTCGCTGGACACCTTGCCGGGAGTGTGGTGGAAATCGAAGTCGTTGGTCGCCCGGTTGAATACGATGTTGAGCGCCTTGCGCTGGTCGAGGTCGAGCGCCTTGGTGCGGAAAACCGGCACATGTGTCGCCTTCATCCGCTCGGCGACGAGATGGCGCTGGTGGCCGGACAGGATTTCACCGTCCGCGTCGGCGAAGATCGGGGCGATGAAGCCGAGCTTGCGGAGCGACAGTTCGATCAGGTCGAGACGCTCCGGGACCGCCGACCTCGGGTTGTAGGTCGATGGTCGAACGGCGTCGATGGGTTCGAGGGTGATGTTCATAGTCCGAGGCGGCTGCGGATTTCGTTGAGCACGCTTTCTTTGTCGAAGCCGGCGTCCTGTTTCACGCGGTCGCACCACGCGATGAATTCGTCCTGAGTGATGCGGAACCGGTAGAGTCCGACCGCGACCGTGACATCGCTCTTGTCGAGTTCCTTGTCGTGGCGGTCATCGTCATCCTCTTCATCGTCATCGCCGCTCGGATTGAGCAGTCCTTCGAGATCCGCAGGTTCGAAACCAGCGAGGATCGTATCAAAGTCGGCGGCCTTCCATTCGCTGGCGATCTTCTCAAGCTCGTTGAGATCGACCGAGGAAAGTTCAGCCAAACGGTTGTCGGCAACCAGCACGGCGAGTTCATCGTTCTCACTGGCGAAGTCCTGATAGTCCACCGGCACGACTTCGACGCCGAGGTGCTTGGCAGCCATCAGTCGGCCGTGGCCCGAAACGATCAGGCCGGTGAGATTGGAAACGGTGATCGTTTGCCGCCAGCCGAAGTAGCGGATGTTCTTGGCCAGAAGCTCGATCTGGCGCTGCGGGTGCGTGTTGGGGTTGCGCGGGTTGGGCTTCAGTTCGCCCACCGGCACGAGCTTGTCGAAGCTGCACCAGACTTCGATGCCATTGGCGAGGGTGCGGGCCTTGGGGGAATCATCCGTCATCGCCGGTTCGGATGGTGTCAACGGCATGGCTGACTTGCGCTAGCAACGGCAGGATGGATCGCCACGCATCGGGCGGGCACCATCCGAGGGCGAACCATTCCCGACTGCCGGCCACATCGCGCCATTCCACGGTGACCGGCGTTTCCCGGCGCATGCCGGGTGCCCGATAGCGGAACACGGCACGGGACATGCGGCCGTCGCGGGCAAAGGTGATCCGGTGGATGCGCGCCTTCATGACAGCCCCTCCGCGTCGAGCCAGGATTCCAGATCGGCGAGCGCGGCCCGGACGCATCCGCCGCTGCCGACCGCGATCCGCAACGAGGTCGCTTCATCGACCGGCCAATGGCGACGCAACAGGGCGGCGATGTCCTCGGTCGAGGGTGCCGCCAGCTTGATCGACTGGAAGCGGGTCTGAAACCGCTCGGTGAGCAGGTCGAGTTGCAGGTTGCTGGTGCCGATCACGGCGCGGCCCGGTGGCAGGCGGTCGAGGTAACTCAGGAGCAGGTCCTGCGCGTCCCTGGTGCAGCGGTCCATCTCGTTGATGATCTTCACCGAATAGACGCCGAACAGTGAGCAGACACCGAGCGTGCCCATCCACTGCTTCACGGTTTCGACGGTCACCAGCTTGCCGTTGAACTCCTCGACTGCGAAACGGGTGCCGGACAGGGCGTCGGCCACCATGTCGGCGATGCTGGTTTTCCCCACACCTGGCGGGCCGTAGAGCAGGAGCTTGACCGGCACCGCCGGGTTGGCGTGGAGCTTGCGGGCCTTGGCGACGAGTCGGGCGGCGACGGTGGCCGCGGGACCGCAGAGGTCATCGGGTCCGGTAGGTCGCCACGCCAGCGGTGGGCTTGCGGGGCGTGGCGGCGGGGTTGGCAGAATCTTCAAGGATCGTGGCATGGTTCGTGGGGATCGGGTTGGTGATGGCCCGGGCGACGGCCTCAGCGCCCTTGCGGTAGAGGGTGACGGCGAGCAGTTCGCCGTTCACCAACACCGACCAGTAGCGCGTGAGGTAGCCGCCCGGTTTGCGATAGCGTGTGACTTCGACCTTCATCAGAAGTTGTAGTCGTGGAAGTGGTGGCGTCCGGGAATGACCCGCTCGCCGTTGGTGGTGCGGAAGCGGCCGTCCTTGCGGCGCGTCGCCCGATGCAGCGGAGCCGTAGGATCGGCCTCGTAGGTGTAGCGCTGCTCGTGGTTGTTCACGCAATGGCCGGCGAATCCGCCGGGGATGATCTCGGGCTTCCATCCGTCCAGCCTGGCGATGTCGGGCTGGAGGTAGAGCGTGTGGCCGCTGGGCGTGACCCGGACCACCGTGCAGGCGGTTCGGTCGCTGTGGTGGCAAATGGTCGCGCCTTCACCGGCGATTGGATTCCATTCGGGTGTGTCCATGGCGGTGACGTTCATTTGCCCCAGCCCTCGCGGCGGGCACGGGTTTTGACCGAGTTGGGTGACAGGCCGAAGTGCTCGGCCGTCTGCTTCACGCTGCGGCATTCGAGCCAGTGGGCCCGGACCTTCGACCAGTGATCGTCACCGAGGCCGGGATTGCCGACCTTCTTGGCGGGCTTGGATGTCTTAGCCTCGGGTGGCGTGGCCTCCGCTGGCGTTGGTTCGGGCTCAGCCGCGTCGGCGAACGCGTCGTAACGTCCCGGGCTGGCCTCGGGTTCGGGCCTGGTGATCGGCACGACATTCGCGGCGGGCTCGGTGACGGTGGCTCCGGTTCCCCCGGCGAGGATTTCCGCGACGATCTCGCGGATCAGCGGCACGGGGATTTCGGTAATGGTGAAGACCAGTCCGTTGAGGGTCTTCCGACCGAGGGTTTGCTTGAGGAACTTCAATGCCTCGCCTCGGGTGCGGCCCTGATAGCGGCCTTCGAATACGTTGTGGTCCTTGTCGTCGCAGACGATCCAATACAGTTTGTTCATGGCTTTCGGTTGGTTATTGTTTGCTGTTGGTTTCGATTTCCGCCGCCTCCTCTGCGGTGAGAGTCGGCAGCAGGTGATTCTTGAGATTTCCAAAGGCATCTTCGTCCTCGCGTGGATAGCTCCCGAAAATGGCAAGGTGGGCTTCATCCAGAATGTCGGTATCGAGGTCGGTTCCGACCTCATCGGCATCCCAATGGGAAATCATCCATTCACGGGCGAGGCTGGGAGTCATGTGATTCATGCGTTGTCTTGGTTGGGGTTGATGACGTTGCCGTCGGTGTCGATCCGGACGCTGAACGCCAGCAGTCCGGCGGTAGTTTGCTTGGCGAAGTCGGCGCGGAACTCGCGGGCGTGGATGCCGGCCATCGGATCGACCGGCAGGATGCGCCGGGCGGTGAAGCCGTTCTGTTCCAGACCGCGGATGCCTCGCAGCATCGCCTTGGTGAAGTGGCTGTTAGGTGAAGATGCTGTTGTCATAGCATCCCTCATCTGCCTGTCTGATCGGGCACGTCCATGTCTTTTTTCATCTTTCTGTCGGCGGGTTTTCATGACGGAGTGTTAGGCTGTGGGTTGGCCGCTGGTCCGACCCAGCGGAGGAGGTGCGAGGGCATGCGCTCGACGAGTCGGGCATCCACGAGGAGGTCGATGACCTGCTCGTATTGGCTGAGGTCCATGACGCCCATGACTCGGGCATAGAGGTGGCCGCTAGGGATCTCGCCGAGATTGCGGATCACTTCGGCAACGGCGTGCGCGACTTGAACGGCTCTCAGGGCGGCTTCGATCTTGCTCATCGTTTTCATTGCGGAAGGGGGCGGTTGATCCGGATGGTGCGGCCCTTTTGTTCCCCGGCGAAGTAGCTGCCGGAATCAACGCGGCGGCGGCGCTGGGCACGGTTGCGGAGCTTGCCGTAGTGGTCCTCGACGTAGCGGGTGATCGCCGCCTGTTGGTCCACGACGACCAGCCCGTATGCCTGCCGCTGGTCGGCGGCGTAGGATTGCTCGGCGCGTTCCTTGGCCGCCTTGAGTTCGGCGTTGAGCCCGTCGCGCAGGCCCCGGTAGTAGGATGCCTTGTCCGGGTTAGTCCGGGTGGTCTTGAACTCGTTCCAACAGCGGAAGAAGGTCTGGCGCAGGAAGTTGAAGGCAAAGATCGCGAAGTCGATGTCGGCGGGTGCCCCGATGATGTCCACCGGAGTGCCGCGACCCGTGGGCATCAGGATGGTCTTCACGTTGAAATGCTGCTGGAGCAGCGAGAGGATCATCAGGTCGGCCGGGTTGAGGGTCTTCGGCAGATCGACCTTGCCCTTGTCCACGGCGAACGAATCGCCGGACTCACCGCGCTCCATGCGGAGCAGGGCGGAGTCGATGTTGTGGCGGGTCATGAGTTCCTGGGCCTTGGCCAGCGCCACCTT